CAAATAAAGACATCTCAAATGCTGTGCTTCTTAAATGTTTGTTAGCTCCTGATTCTTCAAGCTGATCCATGATCTTTTTTTCCATAGATTTAGCTGCGATCATGGCAGGACTAAATGTTATCGCTGTAGGCGTTTTACCAACTTCTTCTTTAAGATTGTCAACTTCTGACAACTTTTCTTGCAAAGGACCAAGCCTTTCTTGTAAACTCTTCTCAGTTGCTCCCTTAGGTAAATCCATGCCATCGCCACGAAATCCATAAGGCGATTCCATGAGATTACTGCCCATTCCTTCAGGTTCTTTAGGATCGAATGAAACATCTTTTGCTACTCCTTCTGGTAACTCCGTTGGCTCTATACTCAACGGAAATTTATTATTTGCAAATAAAACATCAACAATCTGACCATAGGCTGCTAATGTTTTTGTCTTTGTTACTTTTATAAAAACTCTAGATTTTTCTGCCTCAGTAAATTGTATATCTGAACCATAGAGCCCTCTATAGTTTCGGTACGCTTTCAACCATCTCTGTTCATCTTGATCTCGGTAGTCATCAGCTTTATAATACTTACCCATGATGAATGGGATCATATTATTTGTTCCCTCATCAGTTTTTGTTGTATCCTCACTATCTTCTAAAGATACTGATTCTGCCTCCATAGGAATGTCTTCTTCTGCCATATTAATATCCAAACGTTGCGTCAGCTACGGGCATATTTTGTTTTGGTACACCCATAGGATCATAATCAAATATACTAAATCTAGGTCTAGTCATTACACCATATCTTAATGCATCATAGATATGATCTTCTGCTCTTGTATCCACATCTTCAGGATTCTTTTTATCAAGAGGTATTGCAGGTATCTGAGCTATAGTCTCAGTGCAATTATTAAAAAATACCATTCTAGGTTTTTCTGTAAACTCGTCTATCTGTAGTCTTCTATGTATTTCGTTTTTACCAGCCACACGACTACCTTTACTTCTGTCTGATGGTCTCCAACGACATCCTCTCATAATCATTTGTTCAGCAAGCGAAGGACCAGTATCGCCACGTTTATGCCAAAGAGAACTGTCAAGTACACCATACTTTATATTACCATCTTCTTGCTCTAAGTCTAGTACCATTTCTGCCAAATCTGTGGCAAGGACTTTAGAAACGTATAACTCTCTATATAGTATAAGTTGCTCATCTGGAGAAACAGCAAACCACAACACAGCACTATAAGACCCATAACCATAATCACATGCACGAAACTTAACCCAATTTCTTGGAATGTTAAAAGGTTCAACAACATGCACATCCCTATTAAACTCAGTGAAAGCAGCACCTTCTTTAATATCCCAATCACCTTCAAGCAACTGTTTACGTTGGTGTTCAGGTAAGGAAAGAAGCATCGCTTCGTAGTCTCCTTGACTTGATAAATATGGATTATCAGATAGTCTAGCAGGTATGAATCTTCTTTTAAATAATGCTTCACCTGCCTTCTCGTGTCCGTCAGGATATTTAAGAACTTTTCCTGTCTCAATGTTTGTGGCATCAAATGATCTCCCATATGGTGCTGGGTCAATAAACATCTTCTTAACCCACTGATGACCCGGACCTCCGGGGTTTGTTGTTGCCCTCATATACACTGGTAAATCAGGAGCAGTAGAACGGAGTCTTGATCTCATGTAGTTCCACGCAAATGGTGTTGCCCATTGAGTTAATTCGTCAAAGCCTATCCAACTAAAAGCTAAACCTTGATATCTTAATACATCATCGTCACGGTCTAGGTAGGACATCCATAGTCTTGCACCTGATGGAGCTACCCATTGCATCTTTCTTTCTGACCACTTTATACCTTTGTATATTAAAGGGTATAATTCTCTTGACTTCCAAACAAGTTCCCTTAGTTCTTCTGTCGTATGTCTTAGTAGCAATCCACTAAATTGTGGATGGCTCATATATCGTAGTGGGTCTGCTAACATAGCATACGACTTACCACCACCTGCAGAACCCCCATAGAGAACTTCTCTTTCAGGAGAAGCAAGAAACTCTGTTTGAGGTCCTTCGTTTGGTTTGAAAACAACATTCTGTTCTTCAACAGGCATGCTTTCAATATCTTCTATAACTCTAGGCTTTTGCTCCGACTCGACTTTCTTCGATGGTTTTCGCTTTTTCGATTGCTTTCTGGGCGTACTCGGACCATTTTCTAAGAGTTCTAGCCTTGTTCTTACGTTGTTGCTCATGCATTAATCTTTTTCTTAATCCTACGTGAGATATATCTCTTCCTGTTTTAGTTGTTAGCCAATTAGCTACTTCACGATAAGAAAATTGTTTTACGTGTTTTCTAGCTAATTCTAAAGCCTCTAACTCATAAGGCACAGGATCAAGCAATTCAGAGTCCTCTTCATTTATTGCGTAGCCAAAGGGTACTGTTCTTGCTATTCGTGGTATCTGTATCCACTCTTTTTCTTCTTCGTCTTTTAAATCTGTTGGTTGTGGTAACTTCCACTTTCCTAAACTTCTGTTCATTACTTCTTCTTTGGTGGCAATAGCATCACTCCACCTGATGCTTCGACTTGTACTTTCTCAGTTTTAATTAAACCTACTCTATCAAGTAATTCTTTTGCTGCACCCAATCTATCTCTAATACCTAACTGTGTTGGATCATCTATACCACTAACCATAGCCACTGCCGCCTTAGGTGCATTTCTACTCATGTAAAGTTGTGTAGCATCCATGATTTCATCTTTCATTGTAGCCACAATAGAAGATGTAGAAGAATGCTCTGAGTATCCTGCAATCATTTTTGCTTTTACTGGATCGCCATTGGCTTCTTCAAATAAAACTTCTAAAAACTTTTTTTGTCTATCTGTTAATTCTCTTTTCTTCATGAAGGTACTCCATGTCTAATTACTCTTTCAATTAAACGTTGTGCCCTTTTAGGGGTCTGTCTAAACCATCTTGAATCTTCCATTTGATTTGCCATTTCAGCAAAGTCTTGTACCTCTACTGCAGCAATCATTTTTTTAAATTTGCCTAATCTTGGTCTACCTAATTGAAAAGACATATTTGCCAATACTCTTTGTACATCTTCAGGTAAGACCTCAAAATTATTAAACAAATCTTTGCAATCGTTAATAGATACTTCTATATCTTTTGCAAACCACTCATTGACTTTTTCTTTTGGTATAGAAGTTCCTATAGGTTTGTCATAATAATCTTCATCCCATTCAGTGATCAAATGTCCGATGCCCCCGGTCAAATGCCCTTCACTGCAATGGTATGTTTCATATTTCACGCCCTCGTCAAAAGTGACTTCTTCTCTTAATTTATCTATGTTCATGGTCTGAGTCCTTGCTCGTACTGTTGCTTACGTATTTCTTTTACGTGCTTATGCCAAAAATATACAGATATTCTACTTGTTATATCAGATAGCTTTAAAAATGTCAAGGTTTTGAGGTTCATTTGCGTTTCAACATTTTAGCTGCTTGACCTACACCTTTGATACCAAATGATGCAGATATAGCTATATACAATAGGTATTGATACCAATCAGGTAACGTAGCCAACACTTCAAATCCTTTTTGAACATACTCTCTCATTCCCGGAATAAAAACAAGTATCGCAGGTGCTAACAGCACAACTAAAGCAAATTCGTCTTTCCACGAATCATTTGTAGCATCAGCCATTTTGCCTTCCCACTCTATTTTACCTGAAGCCACTTTCTCAGCTACAGTTGCTCTAGCTTTTGCTTCTGCTACTTTTGCCTTACCTTCTGCCTTTGTTTTTTCTAGTTTGTTTTGAAACCACGTTCCTGCGAGATTTGCTATTGGTCCTATCAATGCTTGTATCATTATCTATATTTTCCTGTAATCTTCGTGCTTTTGCTAATTCTTTCGCTTTAACTAAATTTACGAAATCTTGATGTTTTCTTTGCAATCTTTTTGGGTTGTTTAGCCACCTGTTTACCTGCTCGTTTTGCTTTTCGTTTAGCAGCCGAAGAGGCGGCATATTCACTGGCAGAAAGAGCCTTAATTGCCGCTGAAGGTAAATAACGTTCACCAGTTGCTTTTGGTCCTTGTGTACTAGGTTTACCTGATTTAGTTCTCCACTTCTGTTTACCCCACGCTTTCAAACTCCTTTGAGATTTTGCTAATGCCATAATGTCCTCTTACATACACAAATCTTCATACTTAGTTGTATGAAGTCTATGCTTTGATAAATCACCTTGTTTTTGAAATAATTTTAATATCCACTGTATCATATTTTACCTGCCCACTTTGCAGCATAGTATATCACAGCTACGAATCCTGTAAAGGCTAAAGAGACTCCAACAACCCATTGTACCACTGTCATAATCTCTTCTTTTCTTTTCTGATCTAATCTTTCTTGTTCTCTTCTAGCTTTTCTTGCTTGAGCTTGAAACTTCTGCCAATCTGCCCATAATCCCGGTCTACCCACATATATCATTATTTGTTTGAGTTCTTCTTCTTTTTGTCTTAGCTCCTCTAGAGCCATGAACTCTTCTAAATCTCCACCTCCAACTCCTTTAGCTTTTTGTTTATTAACCTCCTTTTCTATTTTTTCTTTAGCGAAAACAAAATCAGAAATTTGTTTGCCACAACTAGCTAGTTCCTTTCCGTTGGAAACGAAACTTTTGATTACACCGAAGGCAGCATTTGCAGCTGCTAATTCTGCTAACATTTTACTTCCTTACAGGTTTACAATATGCAGTTATTCTTTTATTTCCATCCTCTGTTGGTATTTGGGGTTGGTTATGCAGTTTTTCTGCGAAATACAAGCATCTGTCAATGCTTTTAAATCTTTGTGTCTGATTGACTATTTGATTCTCGATCATGAAGATCAGTAAGAACTCTATCATTATGATGGCAATCGCATGAGCATTCTTCGCAATCGCAATCGTAACATTCGCAAGTCTTACACCTTTTTCTTTTTTCGTTCATTGGCTTTCTTTAAACTTTCCTTTGCTTTTTTTGCTATGCTCACAACTTCTGTTTTTCCCATAACTTTAGCACGTTGCTCCATAACTGTTAAAATCTGTATTTTTCTTGCGTAAGGTTTATTAACCTTTTTTACTTTTGCTACGGTCTTCCTAGCGTCTGTTGGTGTAGCAAATTTTATACTAACGGTATCTTTTGGGTTTTCATCTGTGTATAATCTGCGATCACTGCCTTTAGGTTTTTTTCCAGTGCCAACTTTAGGATCTCTTTTTTTTCTTGACAACTTTCTTATACCCCTTCTTTTGATCTTTCATTACTTTACTTAAAGTCTTAGCTTGACCAGCATGAAGCTTAGACGCTTTTTTTAATCCTTTTATTACTTTTTTTAATGGTTTAGTATAATGTGGCATTAGCTTCTATAGCCTCCACCTTTTGATTTATATTGTTTAGCTAACATCTGAGCTTTACGTGCTGACCATTGTCCGGGAGCACCACCTTTGCCTCCTGCTTTGATGCGATTAAATAAAGCTTTTCTCATTGAAGGCTTCGTATAGTTTCCTGCCTTATTTACTGTGCTCTTAGATTTCTTTTTTGCCATTATGCCCTCTTGTTTTTCTTTTTCGCATTACGAGTCCTTTTAAAAGACCTATTTTGTGATGCACGCTTAACTGTTAAATTAGCAACCCTATTATCTTTAGGATTGCCATTTTTATGTGCAACATCTCTACCTTTAACGTTTACCCCTTTATTTTTTAAAATTCTACGAGCTGCATTTCTGCTATCTCTTCTTTTAATCTGTTCAGGTTTACCGTGGTAGTTCTTATATTCTTTTTTATAATTTCTTTTTTTTGGTTGTGTCATTGTACAAGTTATTAAAAGTTGTATGGGGGTCTAGATAAGATTCATGTGACTCTGCTGAATGTAGCCATTGTGATGGAGCAAAGTCAGGAGCACCTTCTCCAGTAACCCATAATGCTGGACTTGTTGCTCTAACTCTATTGTTAGGTAAGGCAACGATATTCCCAGTCCACTGACCCGCATCTAAAAGATACAACACGTGAGATTGTTTGTGTTGTGCTGGATCATCTGCTATTTCACTCTCTGTGTAGTCAACAGTGAACATGTATCTTGCAGTATAGAATTTATTATCTATTTTACAGAGCCAAGGAGATGAACTGACTCTATCCATAACAATGACGCTATGATTTCTAGCCTCACAATCCCACGGTTGACATAGGTGATCTTCCATAGGTTCTGCCCATTCATCAACTGGTATGTCAGCTACAAGTGCTTGTATTGGCATTCTTGCCCACATAGCACCACCATGAATGTTCTCATCTTCATCACAACCTGTAAAGACTACTTGAAAGCTCAATGATCTATCAGGTATAGTGTTAACAGCAAAAGCTATAGCGTGAAGAAACTCACCATGGTATTTTTGATGATTGGCTGTAAACTCTTTACGTACCCAACATTTAAAGTGAGGTACGTTACTAATAAGATAAGACATTACTTACGTCTCGCAGCACCACCTTTTGACATGTACTTTGTTTTTTTAGTCGCACCACCTTTTGACATGTACTTCGTCTTCTTCTTCATTGAAGCACCACCTTTATTCATCATTTTAGATTTTTTCATTGAAGCACCACCTTTGTACATCATTTTAGACTTTTTAGCAGCTCCACCTTTATTCATCATTTTAGACTTTTTAGCAGCCCCACCCTTATTCATCATTTTAGATTTTTTCATTGTTCCACCTTTATTCATATAACCCATTTTATTACGCACTTTTTCTGGTAATTTTTTTACTCCGACTTGTTTAGCAGTTGGTTTTTTTAAATTTTCTTTAGCCATGTTAACATCTCCATCTTCTTCTAGCTTGTCTTAACCTACTATTAGGATCTTTAGCTGCCTTTGGAAACTTTTTCATCTGTCCTGCACTTCTAGCACAAAATGATTTACGTCTCTTAGCTCTTTTCCCTGTAGGTTTTTTCTCAGTTACTGCAGTTTTTAACTTACTTCCCGGATTTTGCCTTCTATATTTGGCTACACCCTTGGCAGTCATACCTGCACCCGATTTTGTGGATCTCATATCTCCACTTTTTTGAGAAAATCCTTTTAATCCACCCTTTTTACGTTTGGTTGCCATGTTGTTGGGGTCTTTTCTTCCTTATTCCATATCATATCTACACACTTGTAACTTCTAGGGTAGTAATTTGGCATATGTGTAGGCATTCCTACTGCTATTTCATATGCTCTTGATAAACATTTATCGTGACTATCGTAAGGACCATACAAATCCTTTAGTGTTACACACATATTGTTACTCGCTGTTAAACACGCAAGCACAAATAGCTCGTACATTTACGTATCCTTCCACCCCATCTCTCTCATGATCCTTTCGACATGCTGAAGAGGGAACTTTTTGCCGCTACGAGCATGAATTGCTGCTCTTACGTAGTAGACATCACTGTGGGGGATATGTAATTTATCTAATTTATTAGTACGGACAGCATGATAAAAGTTTTTTAACACATTATCTGTATATAGTTTTACTGATTTTTTTCTCATTGTCAATGGTTTATGTATTTACGTAGGGTTGCAATAAGAATAACCGTTACTAGTATAGGAAATTACTGTTCTTAGTATAGGTAATTGTTAAAACACATTATAAATGTTATTTATATTATATTGTATATAACATTTTCAATGTTAACATTTTAATTGTAACCTAGTTTTAGCATAAATTCATTCATTTGTCAAATACAGTTAAAATGATGACCCACCATATGTAATTGCCTAATTATTAGGCATACTTATTTCATAAACTTTATCACTTTCTCTTGTGGTTAACACTTGATTTTCCTAATCTGTGTATTTGTACATGCATATAACGTGGTACGGGGGGAGTGGCTGTGGCATGCCGACACTCAAAAAAGATAGTTTTTATCTTTAATCTTGTCAAAATTCCAATTTTTACCAAGTTGTTAAGAAAAACCTATTGATTTTATTACATTTTTTATTGTTAAGTTACTGATATTGTATCAGTTTTCCTTATGAAACTTGGCATAAATCTTGCATTCACAAATTCCATGCCAAATTGCAGAATAGGAGCATATATTTTTTTATGGTCATTTTTGGCACGCTTCTTGCTACTATCACTGTCAATATTTTGACAGTTGGGAGCGTCAATATTTCGTACTGTCAATAATTTGACACTTATCAAAGTTGGCACGTAAATTGCATATTATCACTATGTTTATGTTTAATTCTTACCAAGTTGTTAAAAATTCTTACCAAGTTGTTAAGTTTTGGCATAACAATTGCAAGGTGATTAATACATTTTAATTTAATTATAGGAGAAAAAAAAATGATAAATGTTAATTATGAAAATGTTGCTAAGTTAGTTAAAAAAGAGAATAACTTCTTAAAGGCAAGTGGCGACTTAATCAAAGAAACTTATAAAGATTTTATTTATTTTTCTAATATGTTTTATGTTGCTGAAAAAAAGATAAAAGATAAGAAACTTGATAAAGGTGTTGCTAAGGCAATCGACCAAGAATTAAAAAGTTTAGGTAAGGATTTTTACCAAGTTGTTAAAAAATGTACGCCTAACCATAAATCAGCAATGCGTAAACTAGGCAAAGACGCTGAACAATCTGTTAAAGTGGTAGAGGCTAAAATTAAAGATTGTAAAGATAAGAAAAAACCTTTTAAAGCTGACACGATACGTGGTTTAGGTAGTCTTTTAAATGTTGCACCAACTGAAAAAACTTTAGATGAAGTCATTACTGATTTTTTCAAGTCAGCAACTAAGAAATTTGATATTTCTGATGCTAAGTTGATTGATGCAATAATTAAAAATCAATCCAAAGAAATTGCTGAAAAAGATTTAGACAACCAACAATCTAAGCAATTACATGACATAGAAGTTGCAAAAGATATGCAATTAGTTGCAAGTAATTCTTAACAACTTGGTAAATATTAAGAGGGATTTATTTCCCTCTTATATTTTTTTTTTGTGCCACTACTATCACTGAGGAGTGAGGAGTGAGGAGTGGCGAGTGAATTTTTTTATAGGAGTGAGC